GCCTCTGGGAGAAGAGCCTGACCTGGGACGAGCAGCGGGCGGCCTGCGAAGAGTACAGGCCGCACACAGTGGGGAAGTAGCATGAAGGAATACTTGGATCAGTGGACCCTCGGGCAATTGATCGACGCCCTGGAGGCCGTCGGCGACAAGGCGAACGCCTGCCGCTTTGACTTCTGCCACGCCGTTCCCGGAAAGCTCGACAGCTATCGGGGATACTACGAGGACCTGGCGCTGGGCTGGGAACCGCAGACAAATTATCCAGAGCCGACCGTGGCGCACGTTCTGGACACTCTGAAGAAGCAGATCGGAACCACCGTTCACGGCTACAAGGGGGGTGACTACGTCGTCTCGCGCGATCAGACAGTCTATGTGGCCAACTACGGAGAGACTGGCTCCACCGGCATCGTCGGAGTCGACAGCACCTATACGACCGTCATCCGAACGGTCTGCACAAACCCGGCACCCGACCGATGATACCGGACGGCCGCGCCGTGATCATCGGCATGAACAACGAGGACGGCGGGGAGGCGCTCGCGCTGCACCCCGCCACGCGCGCCGGGGCCCGATTGCTGAAGTTCTCCGGGATGACCCGCGACGAGATGATAGCGGGCTTCCAGCGAGTCAACCTCCTGTACGCCCAGTCCTGGGTCATGACGGAGGCCCGCCGCGCCGCCGACCGGCTGATGGAGCACCTGGGCGGCCGCACCTGCGTGGTGCTGGGCCGAGACGCGTGGCGCGCGCTGGGGCTCCCCCACCAGGCCAGGTTCTGGGAGCGGCACACGCACCGCTTTGTGGCCGGCTTCCCGCCGGCCGAGACCGAGGCGTGCTTCTACTCCATCCCGCACCCCTCGGGGCTGAACCACTACTACAACCGCAGAGACAACCAGAAGAAGGCCGCAGAGGTGCTCTACGACGCCCTGCGCCGCAGCAAGGAGAAGTCAGTTGTCAGCCACGCCTAGAGAGAACCTGAACCCGGACGAGATCCGGGACTACGCCCGCGAGCAGCTTAAGAAGAACCCGGACGACATCCTGGCCTGGCTGCAGTACATGCTGGACATGACCCACGCCGACCGGGAGGAGGGCTTCCGGGTCGGGGACCACGTCGCGGCCAACCGGCACGACGCCCTGGTCCAGAAGTTCGCCGCAGCCGTCCAGGAGATGAGCCGCCTACGCCAGCACAACCAGGTGACCGTCCAGGCCCTAATGAACACGGTGGAAATCAGCCTGCGCAACGCCAAGGCCCCGCCCTGGAGAGCCACGCACCTCCACTACAAGGGCACGGCCTACCGAGTCCTCTCCATGAAGGTCCTCAACGCCGAGGAGACCGAGGCCTTCCCAGCGGTGGTCTACGACAACGAGCAGGGCCAGGTTTACACGCTCTCTAAGGAGAAGTGGGAGAGCCGGCTGGAGAGTGGTCGGCTGCGCTACGAGCCCCTGATCCCGGAGCGAGACCTGACGACCCTGCCGCGCTAGAATTTATTTTGACCCCGAAGTAACTTCCCGCTTGACTTCCCCGGGGAGGGGGCCCAAGATGTCCCTCATAGCATCATAGCAGGAGACTTTCCGATGTTCAATCAACTCCTCCACCTGATCGCCCTCGAGTACGCCTATCAGGGTCGCATGCGCGCCCATGGCGGCAACGGCGCGGGCGCGACCTACAAGACCAGCCGCAGAGAGTTTCTGAAGCTGAAGTGGGTTCAGAAAGCTCCTTGGCTCCAGCTGGGTGGTCCGGCCCCGTACGCTTTTCAGGAGCGCTGAGAATGGCCTCCCTCTCCGGCATCACCAGCGGTCCCGCCAGGCAGCCCCGCCGCCCGCTCCCCGAGTTCGACTTCGGCCGCCGGCCCTCCGAGCTCCAGGCAGGCTTCTTCGACTACGTGTTCAACGGGGAGGGCAACGCGGTCCTCAAGGCCGTCGCGGGCTCGGGCAAGAGCACCAGTCTGGTCTGGGCGCTGGCCTACATCCCAGAGAGCGCCTTCGTCACCATCCTCGCGTTCAGCGCCAAGATCGCGCCAGAGCTCAAGGAGAAGGTGGCCGAGCTCGGCCGGCGGATCGGCCGGCCCTTCAAGCGCGTCTCCGTCAAGACCTTCCACTCCCTCGGCTTCGGCGCGGTGCTGCGCAAGATCGGCAAGGGCTACGGCGAGTGCGAGCCCGACGACCGCAAACTGCGCAAGCTCTTCTTCGCCAAGTTCGGCCCCGAGGCGGACGCCCTCTACGGCTCGTTCGTGGCCGACCTGGTGTCTCTCGGCAAGGGCCAGGGCATCGGCACCCACCTCTGCGAGGACACGCCCGCGGCCTGGGAGGCACTGGTGGACCACCACGCGCTGTTCCTGGACAGCGAGGAGGCCGACGAGTGGACGGCCATCAAGTTCGCCCACCGCCTCCTGATGCTCTCCAACGAGGCCGCCCTGCGCGGAGAGCTGGACTTCGACGACATGATCTATCTACCGGTCCTCTGGCGGCTGAGCATCTGGAAGAACGACTGGGTGTTCGTGGACGAGGCCCAGGACACCAACCCCTGCCGGCGCGAGCTTGCCCGCATGACCCTGCAGCCCTGGGGCCGCCTGGTGGCGGTGGGCGACGATGCCCAGGCCATCTTCGGCTTCACGGGGGCCTCGCACGACGCCCTGGACCAAATCAGGGAGGACTTCGGGGCCCGGGAGCTCCCGCTGACCGTGAGCTACCGCTGCCCGAAGATAGCCGAGACCCTGGTCCGGGCCATCCCGATGATCGACAATGGGTTCACGGTCTGGGAGGGGGCCCCGGCCGGCGTCGTGGAGCACCTCTCGGAGAAGGAGGCCCTCGCCAAGCTGGGGCCTAGGGACGCGGTCCTCTGCCGCAACACCGCCCCCCTGGTCAACCTCGCGTTCAGGCTCATCTCGGCCGGGCGCGGGTGCGTGATCCTGGGCCGCGACATCGGCAAGAGCCTCCGGGAACTCGTGGAGAAGCAGAGCGTCGCCACCATCAAGGGTCTGGAGGGCAAGCTGGAGGCCTACCGCGCCCGGGAGGTCAAGCACCTTACCAAGAAGGGCAAGGAGGGCCGGCTAGTCAGCTGGGAGAAGAAGATCGCTGCCGTCCACGACCGCGTAGACAGCCTGATGAGCATCTGCCGCGGCCTGCCCGAGGGCGAGCGGACTGTCCAGGGCCTGCTGCTCCGCCTAGACACTATGTTCCGGGACGACGGCCGGGGCGTGCTGACTCTCTGCACGATGCACAAGGCCAAGGGCCTGGAGTGGCCGCGCGTGGCCATCCTGCAGCCGGAGCTCATCCCCAGTCCGTTCGCCCGGCGCGAGCACCAGCTGCGCCAGGAGTACAACCTGCGCTACGTGGGGGAGACCCGCTTCCAGCAGGAGCTCTACTTCATCAAGGCCGAGGAGCAGGGCAATGGCTGACGCAGAGAACGAGATTGTCGAATTCGGCTGGGAGCCCGGCGCAAGCGGGCGTTTCTACATCCTGACCGGCCCTCGTCGCCGCAAGCACATCGTGCCCGATGAAATGCGCCTTAGCCTGAGCGCGCATCGCATCGACCTGGGCGCGGACTATCCTTTCATCGACGATGCCGAAGGCGTCGCCATCAAGCCCAAGGTGAACTGACATGACCGACACAGAGGGCGGGAAGATGCTGACGGATGAGCGCATCGCAGAAACAATTGAGATTGCTCGCCGTACAGCGGCCAACCCGAAAGCATCCGGCTTAGAAGAAAATCTCGCGCTTGCGGTAATTTTTCTCGCAAACTGCCGCGCCCAGCCAGCACCAGAGGAGGTGCGTGCGCAAATAAAAGAGGAGTGCGCGAAGGTTTGCGATGCGTATGCCGAATGGGCACATGAAGAATTGAAGACATGCCCAGATTTCGTTCGTCAGTCCCGCATCAACTTCGCCTCCGCCGGAATCGCATTGGGGGCCCGCATCCGCGCCCTAGGAGCAAAGCCGGAGATGAAGTTATGAGCCACGACCGAGGGTGCCCCTGCGGCCGGGAGCCGTACGAGTACGAGGACTGCACGAACGAAGTCTGCTGGAAGAGGCCCGGCGGCCCCCGTATCCACCAGGCACCGTCCCCGATCATGGACCCAGAGACGCCCGTGCAACCGGGCAGTGTGGGAGCGCCTGAATCAAGCGCCCCAGGGGGCGGCCTAGGCTGCGACCGAGCGCATCGGCAAAAAGGCGCGCAGGTGCCGAGGGCCACAGCCGCCCCCATTCCATCTCGGCCGATGCCGGACTACGCCACCGTCCCGGCCCGGCACATGATCCCGGGCATCTCGCTCTACCTGGAGAAGGGCGTCCCGCCGGGGAGCTTCCTCATGGCGCTTCTACAGAACGACCTGGCCGGCGCGGTGCGGACCGCAGACCACGTCAACCTAGTCTTGATGCGCGAGTGGGTCCTCTGGCTCCACAACAATCTGCCGGCCGAGTGCCACGGCTCTCCGGAGAGGGTGGAGGCCTGGTGCGACAAGCTGGAGGACACCTGAGTATGAACGCGCTCTCCTACACGCGGCCGCTCTGGTCGTTCACCAGCCCGGTGGCGGTCAGCCTGCCGGCCCACAACCTGTCCCTGATCAGGGAACGCCTCCTGCGTGACGAGCTGGGGCGCAGACTGGTCCTCCTGGACCCCGCGGAGGCCGAGCGCCGACTCAAGGCTCGGGGCAGGGAGGACGGACAGTGAAGAACGAGGCGATGACCATCACCATCGAGGACCCCGCGCACCAGAGGCTCCGCCCTGGCGCGACGATCCGCGTCGGCAACAACGACGAGCTCAAGAGGGAGGGCCTGGGCACCATGCCGGGCCTCTGGGAAGTCACCTACGTCTACTCGGCCGAGCAGGGTAGGCAGAGGTACGACGTCGTGCCGGCGGCCATCAATCGGCACCAGCTGAGGGCGAGGCTGAAGAAGATCGCCAAGGGCAACTTCAAGAGAGGATAGCAACATGGGACTCCTAGGAAGAGTAGTGATCGCGGCCGCGCTGTTCGGGCTGGGCTGGATGGCCGCCCGGGGAGACGTCAGCTGCAGGGTCTCCCCGGAGGCCCTCTCGCGGCTCAGGGACGCCGGGGCGGGCGTCCTGGACCAGGCGACGAGCTATGCTCACGGGCAGGACTGGGGACGCCGGGACGGCTCCCCCACGCCCCTGGGCCGGGACCTCGGCGGCTCGGCGGACCCCGCGAGCGGGAGGGCGCGTTGGTAGCCGTCATAGCCATGGCGATGTGCACGCACTTCGCCGGCTACTGGGACTGCCGCGCGATGCCGCAGCCCTTCCCCACCGAGCAGATGTGTCTGGAGATGCTGGATGCGTATCGTTCTAGGACGAGTAACCCCAACATCTCCTACGTCTGCATGAAGCGCGAGAAGTGGGATGGCTGGGTCAGGGTGCCGGAGTAGGAGGACGACATGACGCCGACGAGAGAAGAGCACGCCGAGGCAGAGATGCTGAGGCCGGCGCGAGCAGGCGAGCCCGGGGTCACCCTGAGTCCTCCCGTCGCCATCCCCTCTTGGGCCCGGAGCGGAGATCTCATCTACACGGATGGTCCCAAGGCCGGCGTTCTGATCGACCACCACGCGCGGCCCGTTGACTGGCATGGCCGCCGGGCCCGACCCTGCTGGTTCGGGAGCTACGCCACCATGGCCTGCGCCATCATGAGCGGGCAGATCAGCTGCCCGTCAGAGGTCTCGGTCAGGCCGATCCCGGGCCGGTTGGAGCCCAGGGCGGAGGTGGGCTGGCTGGGCTACGCCGTTTTCCTCGCCCTGCTCGCCGCAGCCGCCACCTGGCCTATCTGGAAATAGAAAAGGCCCCCGGAGCTATCCGGGGGCCTTTCTTCTACCTGTCTTAGAGAGAACGGCTACTTGGCGGCGTACGCCCTCAGGCGGGCGTAGACGCGCGGCCCGGTCATGGAGGGCACCGCCGGCCGCGGCGCGGCGACGCCGAGCACGCCCAGGATGGCCGCGATCATCGGGACGATGGCCTGCAGGTCGGCCAGGACCGTCTGCAGAAGCGGCGGGAGGCCGCCGACGCCGCCCACCGCCGAGGCAATGGCGGTCACCGCCGAGGCGATCTGCTGGTAGATCGACCCGGTGGTACTCGAGGTCGCCGAGGCCAGCGCGTTCGCGGCGGCCTGGAGGGAGGCCGCAGCGGTCTGAACGGCCGTCACGACGGCCGGCCCTACGCCGAGGGCCGTCAGGTCCGGGACCAGGGCGAGGGCCGCCGCGGCCGCCGCCTGGGCATACTGTATCGCGGCCTGAGGAACCAGGCTCCCGATGGAATTGGTCCCGCAGGCCGAGAGGCCCAGTGCGGCGGAGCCCATCAGGGCCCCAACGAATAAGCGACGATTCACCTGGATCAAGACTGCTCTCCCTCGCTGACCGACACCACCGCGGTGCCGATGACGTCCACGAGGGCGTCCCCGTGGGCCTCTAGGTACGACTTGATCGCACCCCTCTCGAACACGCTGGCCGCCGCGATCTGCGGGGTGGCCCAGTCGTTGAGGGCCTGCCGGGCGGCGGCCCTCTGTGCGTCTGTCAGTGCCATTCTTCTTCTCTTTCAGTTGTCCATGAGGATGGTCCAGAAATCGGACCCGTGCTTCTCCAGGTAGCCGCGGGGGAGTTTGCAGTAGCCCCGGCGGCCCAGGGAGTCCCGGCAGCCCCACCGGCTGCCCCAGCTGTTGAGGACCACGTCGTGGTCCGGGGCGTAGCCCGCGAGCAGCATGCAGTGCATGCCCACCTTGGTCTCCAGCGCCCGGGGCATGGGGACCAGCCCGGTCTCGGAGACCTGGTCGGACTCGAAGGCGGCGAACACCGGCACGCCGATGACCACCGGCCGGCCCAGGAAGATCGTGCTGTTGATCGACGCCCGGTCGGTCCCTACCCTGCAGTACTCCAGGGCGCGGTGGCGCAGGGCGTCCTGGTAGACCTCCGGGGGCGGGGGCTGGAGCAGGCGGTCGTAGCCCCAGGAGGACTCCAGCGCCGCCCCGCGGGTGGCCACGGCCTTGATGACGTCCCTGATCTGCCGTCCGCAGTCCCCGGTGTTGCCCTCCAGCACCCCGGCGTCCCAGTAGGGCTGGGAGCGGGAGAGGACCACGTCGGGCAGGTCGGAGTTGATCAGGTTGTAGCGGATGGCCGCAGTCACTCCGTGGGCCGTGCAGGTGCCGTAGGGGCCCTGGTCCATCGCGTCGGGCAGCCAGGGGGTCAGGTCGTGCGAGAGCGGCACTATGAGGGGGACCTGCCTCGGTGAGAAGAGGTGGTCCCTGGGGTCGTCCTGGTCTCGAACGCATCCGTATCCGCGCATCAGAACCTCTGTCTCCAGCCTATCAGGTAGTCCTCGCCGTTGAGGCCGGTGCGGGCCGGGTAGGCGCCCGTCAGCGGTCTCTCCCAGGCGGTCACGCAGCCGCCCAGGGGCAGCGTCAGGAGTGCCAGGAGTGCCAGGCTAAGGAGCCTTGCCGCCAGTGAGCGAGGCAATCTGCTTGTCCTTGGAGCTGGAGCCCGCGCTGGAGCCCAGCCAGTAGTTGACCACGAGCACGAACGCCCCGCCCAGGGTGCCCCCGGCCGTGTTGACCACGTCCTTCATGTCGGTGGGGACGGGGAAGAAGATGATCCCGATGAGGTAGGCCATGAAGGCCAGGATGACCAGGATGCTGATGGTCACTCGTCCGACGTTCTCCACGTTCATGCCATTCTCCCTACTCAGGCCAGCGGGCCACTAAGACGTCGCCGATGAACTGGTGCTTCTCCCCCATGCGGCGGCTAGTCACCTCGGGCGGATTGCACCAGTTGTCGAAGGCTGCGGCCGCGCCCTCGTAGTCCCCGGCGTTGAGCGCGCGCAGGATCGAGCAGGGGCCGCCGTGGTCCCCGGCGCGGAGGGCCCACTCGCCGCAGTTGACGCTGAAGCTGACCAGGGCGTCGTACTGGTCCTGATTGAGCGGGACGGTCACGGACGCGTCCACGGCCGCCTCGAAGCGCCGGACGTCTTCCTCGAAGGAGGCGTCCACCTGGTCGTTGGTCCAGAAGAGACCCAGGTGGACCTCTGGGCCGGTGTGGCCCACGCCGATGGTGGGGCGGCCGCGGCTGTCGAGGTACGCCTCGTTCCGGCGGTCCTCCCTGAGCTCTATGAGGGTCCGGCCGCGCGGGCTGGTCCGCATCAGTTGGCCCGGCCCGGGCTCAGCGGGTAGACCCGTTTCTTTATGTCATCCATGTCGTTCTCGAGGTGGTTGATGCGGTCGCCCTGCCCCGCGAAGCGGCCGGTGGCGGTGGCCGACAGGTTGTTGATCTGGAGCTGCAGGTTGTTGATGCTCCCCTCGGTCCGGCCCCGGAAGTCGATCAGGGTGCTGTTCATCAGGGCCACGCTGCTCTTGATCTCCTGGAGAGCCTTGCCGTTGTCCTTGCGGTCCTCCTTGTAGGAGGCCCAGACCTCCTGCCCGGCCCAGCCCGCGACGCCAAGAAAGCATGCGCAGACGATCATTGCACCGCTACCAGCAAGCTGGAAATAAGCGTTCTCGGCGGCCTCTTTGGCGAATTTGTAGAGGCGGCCCTCCTGCCTCTTCTCGACGACTTCGGCATCACTCATAGAAAGTACTCCTACGGGATGTTGACTGCTTCGCTTGGCGCGACGAACGGCTGCCCTGTCGCGAGTGCCGTCGCGAGCGCGACCTGACAGGCGTATCGGAACTGCCACGCGCCCTTCGCCATCGCGAGGAACTGCGCCTGCGTCCAGATTTTAGTAGAGCCTGGCGGGTACGAGAACGTGTCGGTGCCGGAGGGAAGCTCGTTGAAGATCGAGATCGCCGCGACCATGCGGCTCAGGGCGTCGGCCCCGATAGGATCGAGAGATATCGAACCATTGAGCGCGGGCGTACCGGTCGAAGTCAATGTGATGCCTGTTGCGAGCACCTGATTGACTTGTGCGATGAGAACGGCAGCAGCGCTGGTGTCTGTCATGTCAGCGCACTCCCATTACGCTGACGCGGTTTGTGTCAACGCTACCCGTTGACCAGTTGTACACGAGGAACCGTACCGTGGTCGTGGTGACGGTGTTGGCAGCCCCCGTACTGACGATCCCTGTGTAGTAAGACCCGGAGGTGCTGCCAACTGCAGAGCCGGCAATGGTGTAATTGGCGTCGGTGATTGCGCTGGTGAACGTGAACGTATAGTCCCCTGTGCCATTTTTCGTAATCGACGCGACATTGTAAGAGCCAGATAGACACGTAGGAGAGCCGGCCGTTCCGTCGAACACGCAGCGAAAAACAACCTTGCCGCCTGCTACAGCATTGCTGGAAGAAGTGTCGGCATAAGCCTGCGTTGAAACGTTCACACCACCTGCGCCCGGCGATCCAGTCGTCGCGGTCGTGCTAGGTGGCAGCGCCGCAGACGCGACGACGTGGCCCGAGCCATCGCCCGAGAGAACGCCGGTCGAAGTGCCACCTGAGAGGGCGGTCGTCCCGGAGACGATGGTACCGGCCGCTCCTATCGCCGTCCAGGTGGTCGAGCCGCTACTGTTGTAGTAGGGAACGCCGCCGCTGTTGTCGAGGTACAACGTGCCCTTGGCCGCACTGAAGGTGGGGGCTCCTATCCCCCAGCAGTAGCCGTAGACTGACGTGCTGGAGGCGAAGTAGCATTGCGAGGCAGAGCCGCCCGAGGTAGGAGCTGTGCCGCTGAACGCCGTGTGGGCCCCGGTGCTCGTGAGGCTGGTGAATGCCCCCGTCCCAGGGGTCGTGCCGCCGATTGCGCCCGGGGAGGCGAACGTGGCCCCGTTCAGCTGGGCCGCGTTGACGTTGGTGATGTTGGAGCCGTTGCCGCTCGCCGGGGTTCCCAGGATGGGGGCCACGAAGGTCTGCTGACCGGTCCAGGTGTTGGCGTGACCCAGGGCCAGCGAGGCCGTCACCGCGCCGGTCGTCGGAGAGACGGTCAGCGTGCCGTCGCTGTTGGAGACGGACGTGACGTCGGAGGGGTCCGCGGTGAAGGTGTAGGTCCCCGCGCCGGTCCTCTTGATGAAGCCCGTGCCGCTGAAGCCCGTGATGTTGTCGAGCGCCGTGCCGCTGGGGGAGGCGCTGTTGGTGCCGCCGTTCGCCACGGGCAGGGTTCCCGAGACGTGCGTGGTGAGCCCGATCTTGCCCCAGGCTGGCGCGACGCCCACGCCTCCGGAGATTAGCGCGTTGCCCGTGGCCACGTCGGCCAGGCGCGACAGCGCGCTGGTCCCGCTGGCGTAGAGGAGGTCTCCGATGACGTAGGCGGGCAGGCCCGTCCCGCCGCTCGCCGCGGCGAGCGTGCCGCCCAGGACCACCGCTCCCGTCGTCGCGCTGCTCGGCGTCAAGCCGGTCGCGCCGCCCGAGAACGAGGCCACGGAGCCTCCGGTAGTCGGCACCGCCACGCCCTTGATGAACAGAGAGTCGAAATTGGCCGAGCCCGCGCCCTTGCACCCGCCCGTGACGCTGCCGGGCAGGGTCAGGCAATAGGCCGCGTCCTTGGGGTAGATGGCCGAGCCGTTGAGCAGCCAGGGGCCGGGCGGCGGGGAGGGCTGGGCGGCCGCGGTCAGCGGAGCCAGGGCGAGGAGGACGGCGAGGAGGAGCTTCTTGAGCATGGCTACCACTGGACTGCGGTGAAGGGATGATTGAGGTCGGGCGCGACGACCTGGGTGACCGTGCCCTGCCCGGGGATGGCGACGTAGGTGCCGCCGGGCCAGATCGCGAAGGTGGTCCCGCCCTCTGCCAGCTGCGGCGCGGCCCCGGTAGGGTCTACGTACAGGGGCTCGGTGGCCGTGGAGGGGTTGGTGATCCAGCCCCCGTTGATGTCCTGGCCCAGGGCGACCACGGGCACGCTGATGGCCCCCGTGGTCAGGTTAGGCCCGGGCGTCGGGATGACTTGGGGTGCCACGGTGGCCATGCGCGGCCTCCTAGAGCTTGATGATCAGGTTGAGGCCCAGGGAGGGCGGGATCGGCACGATGGTGGAGGTATGGGTGTGGCCCGAGCCGGCCACCGTGATGCCGCCGGCCCCCACGTTGCCGTAGTCGACGCTCTCGGTGCCGCTGACCACGCTGTAGGACTGGCTGCCGCCGCTGCTGCCGAGCACTGGCTCGAAGCCGATGACCGCCTGCGTGAGGCGCGAGGAGGGCGTCCCGCCCATGTAGTTGTTGCCGTAGACGAAGGCGCCCCGGCCGTCCGGGTACTGGAAGGTGTTGCTGCCGTCGCCGCAGCCGAAGGGGTTGTAGCGGCAGGTCTGGACGCCGCTCTGGCTGCCCGTGAAGGCGATGGGGGTGCCGTCCTGCGTGGCCGCCACCTGGAAGCTGTTGGTGGAGGGGTTCACCACGTAGTAGTTGGTGGCGGTGCTCAGCCCGGTGGGCAGCGTCCCGGTGGTCTCGAAGGAGACCTTGGAGCCGAGCGGAATGCCGTGGTTCGCCCAGTTGACCACGCCGGGGCTGGCGATGGTCAGCGTGACCGTGGCCGCTGCGGTGATGGCGTTGAACAGGGAGGCCTGGGACACCCGGTTGCCGGTCTGCCCGTAGGCGAAGGCCCAGCCGGCGGGGGCGGTGATGGCCGCGGTCCAGACCATGGAGCCCGAGGGAGAGAAGCTGGCGTTGGCCAGCTGCGCGGGGGTGATGGCGCTCTGCGTGTCGGTGCCGGCGGCGACGGCCGCGGAGGTGGCCGGGGCGGTCCCCTGGTACTCGAAGTGCGTGCCGTCCCAGATGGTGTCGGTGATGACGCCTGCCCCGACCTCGCCGCCGACGCAGGCCGAGCCGTCCCGGCGGACCAGCGGGGCCGCGCCCCAGCCGGCGTTGATGGTGGTGGCCCCGTTGTTGGCGTTGCCGGTGAGGAAGCGGATGGGCGTGCCGGCGGGCGGCGCGGTCCCGATGGCGGGGGTGAAGCCCACCACGTAGGCGTTGGCCACGCCGGTGTCCACGCCGTAGTTGGTCGACTGCGTCTGGAGCTGGGTCAGCTGGACCAGCGTCTCCAGCTGACCGGCCGTCATCAGGTTCCCGAAGAGGTCGTTGGCGCTCCAGTTGAGGGCGGTGGTGCCCTCCTGGGCGCGCTGCATGGTGATCTGGTCGCCCGTGACCGCGGTGACCCAGACGATCTCGTGCAGGAGGCCCGTGGCGGCGTCCGTGAAGGTTCCCACGAAGTACTGCCCCGCCGAGGGCGGGGCGAACAGGATGCCGCTGCCGGAGGCCAGGTTGGCCGTGGTGGCGGTGTTGGTGATGGACCCCGCGAGGGTGCTCTGGGCGTTGTTGGCGGCGATCAGCTGCATGGGGCTTGCCTCAATTCGTGTTCACGATGAACTGGTACTGGAAAGGGAGCTCGAGCGCGCCGGCCTCCACCGCCGCCTTGAAGATCGGGATGTAGGGCGACGTCGGCAGCGCGATGGACGTGGTGTTGAGCTCGTTGAAGGCCGAGGTGTTGAAGGCCCCCGTGTTGAAGGTGGCCCCCGACTGCGCGAAGCGGCGCGTCGTCTGCAGGTTGATGTCTATCTGATTGCCCGCGCCGAAGGTCACGGACACCTGGTAGGTCTGGTCCGTCTGGCCCGGGCCGCCGTCGGTGCCGGTGAGGAACCTCTGGACGCGGCGCTTGAGCCATCGGACGTCGAAGGTACGGCCGTCCCCGCGCCACAGGTGCCAGGTGAGGACGCGCTTGAACACGTCGTCCGAGGTGACGTAGAAGCTGGCCGGCCCGAGCAGCTTGAAGTCGTTGAACGGGATGGTGTTGAACGCGGCGGTGTTGAAGGGGCCCAGCATCTTGGACAGGCCGGCCGGCAGCACCGGGCGCTGGATGCCGTAGATGCCGGCCGCCACCCAGTCCAGCAGCTTGCCGGTGATCAGAGGACCTGTGTAGACGGGCAGGGAGATGTTGGCGAACCAGCCGATGTACGACTGGGCCATCTGGTTGTAGGCGTCCACGAACGCCTGGAGGTCCTCGTCGTCGTTGTACTGCTGGTAGAGGTAGCTGGGCAGGCCGCCAGTGACCGTGGTGGGGCCGGAGGGCGGGAAGCTGCCCGCGGCCGGCGGGACGTACCCCGGCGGGGGCTGCACCACGACCCCCGCCACGCGGTGGCCGGCGGAGGCCGCGTTGATGGAAACGCCCAGACCCGCGTAGTTGTCCGGTATCCTGAAGCGACCGCCGGGCTGCACCATGACGCAGGTCCCGGTCTGCCCCAGGACCGCGGGGTTCACGCAGTCCACGTAGAGGGCCTCCGCCGCGGGCAGCCCCTGGGAGGCCGCCGTGGCCGGGTTGACCACGTAGCCTCCCAGGCAGGGGCCGTAGGCCACCGTTACCGGGCGACCCCCCGTGGTGACCACGGAGTTGACCAGGGGCCAGACCTTGGTCGGGGCGGTGACGAGCCTGACCACTATCCCTGCACCACATTGATGCCGGTCGCCGCCGCCGTGAAGTAGGACAGCGGGTCGCCCACGATGATCTCGGTGCCTGCGTCGGGCGGGGTGCCCACGCCGTCTATGGAGACCGAGAACACCAGCCTGGTCAGCAGGTAGGGAGCCAGGATGCTCTCTATGGAGGCCTGGAATACTGCGTTCATCTCCAGGAGGTTGAGCGGCTGGCCGGTCGGCACGCTGTTGACGTAGTCCGCCAGCGCGGGAGCCGCGGCCTGGGCCACCGCCGTGGTGCTGACGAAGTTCGGCGAGGAGGTGTTCCAGACCACCGTCATGGTAACGTTCTGCGGCGGCGGGCTCACGTAGGGGATCTGGTAGGTGTCCGGGTAGTCCGTGATGGTGACCAGGACGTTGCGCAGGTTGGGGGTGATTACCCCGCCGCTGACCCAGTCCGAGAGGCCCGAGGTGTCGTAGTTGGCCGTTCCCGCCAGCACCTGTCCAAACGTCGCGGCGGGGGAGGTCAGGGTGGTGGTCTGGGCCGCCAAGATGGTGGTGCCGGAGGTGCCTGCGAGGGCCGTGTAGTTCCCGTTGTAGCCGGCGGGGGAGGCCCCCGAGACGGTGAAGGATGAGCCCGGCGTGATGCCGTGCGGGGTCGCCGTGGTCCCCGTGATTCGACCGCCCGCGGTGCTGGCCCAGGTCAGGTTGGACAGGTTGATGGCGGGGAAGGCCGTGCCTAGGGAGAACGAGGTCTCCGTCGGCACCGCCAGGACCACGAAGTTTCCGCTGTACCCGCTGGGGGTGGCGCCCGTGATCTTGACCGCCTGCCCCGGGGAAAAGAGGTGGTTGATGTTGGTGGTCACCACGCCGGGGTTGGCCTTGGTGACGCCGATGACCTCCAGCGTGGAGCCCACCAGGTTGGCGATGTCGGGCACCGCCTGGTAGATGGCGTAGGCCACCTGGTAGGGGTCCCCACCACCGCACACGATCGTCCACTTGCCGGTGGACTGGTCCGCCACCGCCGAGACCAGGCGCGTCTGCACGTTGGGCACGTTGCCGAGCAGGGTCTTCAGGTAGGAGAGCATCCCCTGGGAGGCCGCCAGCTGGGCCTGGAGCACGCGGGCGCGGTAGGAGGTCTCTGTCTCGGCCCCGGTGCCGGGGGTGCCGGGCACGCGGTTGGTGAAGGTCAGCGGGAAGCCGCTGGGGACGGAGGTGACCCGCTGGCTGACCGTGCCGGCCGGGACGGACCAGGTGCCCCCCTGAGTGGCCAGCGCGAACAGCTGCTGGCTCTCTCCGTCCGAGCCGATGACGCCGCCGTCCACCAGCGCGTACTGGAAGGTGCCGTCCGAGACCAGGAAGCCCTTGCCCAGGACGAAGCCAGGGTTGCCCGTGAAGGTCACCAGCACGCTGGTGTTGCTGCCCAGGCCGATAGGCACCCCCGTCTGCTGCCCCACCTGGGCCAGGACGAAGGCGTTGGCACCCACGGGGCTGATGCTGTTGATCAGCTCCACCAGGCCCTGGTTGAGCAGGATCAGCGCGCCGGTGTCCGTGGAGGCGATGTCCTCCGTCAGGGTGCCCGGCAGGTTGAGCGTGGCCTTGGGGTTGATCTTGGCGACCAGCGTGAGCAGCGCTTGCAGCAGGTCCGCCGGGGGCGTGGGGGCCAGGCCCGCGGGGCCCAGTACGACGGGGAGGTCGGTCATTGGAGGGGTGCCCGCACGTAGATGGGTGGGATCTTGGACCCGTTCTTGGTGATGATCGAGACGCCGTAGGTCGGCGTGGGATCCTGCGTCTTGGCGATGGTCAGCGCGGCGAAGTAGGGCGAGAACCGCTGGGCCGCGAGCGTGACGTAGAGGTCTGGAGCGACCTGCTGCTGGACGCTGGTCTTGGCCGGGATGCCCCAGTCTCCGTAGAAGGGGGACTCGTTGAGGTTGAGCTTCAGGGCCTGCGCCAGCCAGGTGATGGTGAGCGCGTCGTTGTTGCCGAGCGCGTCCGTCTCCACCATCTCCCAGGGTCCGAACACCTGCCTCCCCGAGGCGTCGGTGCCGACCACGGGCCTGCCGTAGATCCTCACGAGGGCGGGTCCGGCAGCACGGGCGGATGGGGCGGATGATTGTTCACGGTCACCCCCTGCGTGTAGTCGTCTATGACCCAGGCCCCCGGGCCGGTCTGCGTGATGCGCATGCCGCACCCGCCCACGTCGTAGCTGAAGGACTTCGCGCCGTAGATGGTCACGTTACCCTCCTTGTCGATGGCGATCCTGACCGTGGAGCCGTTGGGGCCCGGGCCGTTCTCTCCGTCGTCCCTAAGGATCACGCCGTTGGGGCCGTTGATCTCTGTGGCCTCGGGGTCGTCCGCCGGCCTGAGCTCGCCGCCGCCCAGCGCCAGGAAGCCCACCGCGCTGAGGTTGCCCTGGGGGGCCATGGTGGCGGTACCGCCGCCCAGTCCCGAGACCCCTCCCAGGTAGACGTCGCAGGGCACGAGCATCCCCGGGTCGCCCGGCTGGATGGGGAAGCGCACGTACCTCGGGTAGAGGACTGGCACCGTCAGCTGGGGGAACTGCTGGACGGGGTCCTGGACGTCGATGTCCACGGTCACGACGGTCCCCGTGTCGTCCACGGAGGAGACCGTGCAGGGCAGGCTCTTCCCCAGCGTCTCCAGCGCGTGGTCTATCATCGCCTGCACGTAGTACTGCAGGTTCTTGATCAGCGGGCTCTTCTGGGAGTCGTCGGCCATCTACTTGGTGCCGCTGAGCTGGGGGTTGACTATGTAGGCATCTATCACCGTGACCCAGGCGTCCGCAGAGGCCTGCCGGAAGTGCCCCAGTTGGTGGAGGGACTGCACCTGGAACTTGCCCTGGAAGATGGAGCGGTTCCGGATGGGGGAGTTGGGCGTGGCCGCGGCCGGGGCGGTGACCACGTAGGGCGCGGCCAGCTTCTCGGGCAGGCGGAGGTAGTCCCCCACCGCCAGGTCTCCGCGCATGACCGTCTTGAAGTTTATGGTCACGGGGTCGATGAAGGTCGGCTGCCCGATCATGTCCTGGAAGGCGATGTCCCGCGGGTTGGACGCCGTCCAGTTAGTGAAGCCGTCCGAGGTATTGTCGAACACCAGGACCTTCTTTCCAGTGACGGTCACGGAGACGCCGCTGTTTGAGTAGGGCACGCCCGTGACGGTCTTGATACCGTTGAACTGTTGGCTCTTGGAGACCCTCTTGAGCCAGTTGGCGAAGGAGCTCAGCTTGCTGTAGGAGCCCTTCTGGTCGTAGTTGAAGACGAACTGGGGCGAGAGCTGGACCACTATCTCGTAGCCCGGGAGCGCCGTGGTCAGTGCCTGCTTGATGCCCTGGCTCATGGGCTGGTTGGCCGGGCAGTTGAGCTGGAAGTTCTTCTTGACCTGGCCCCCGCCGGTCGGGGGCTGGAGGATCATGTCCAGCCGCATGACGTTGCCCACCCAGGAGCCGAACGCCTGGTAGATCGTGCCGGAGAGGATCAGGCCTGCCTGGTTGTTCTGACTGGCCGCGGTGGCCAGGGGCAGGCCTGGCTTCATGCCGGCGCGCACCTCTATGCTCATGCCGTTGAGGTCGAAGGACTGGGCCAGCTCCTTGATGCCCACGCCCCAGACCGAGAGCCTGGAGCCGAACCAGGGCGTGTCGTAGGACGTGATGGGGAAGTCCATCTCCAGGTCGAGCGCGCCGGGGAGACTCTTGCCGTTCACGAAGCTGGTGAACGTGCTCTGGACGCCGGTCTGCTGCATGAACTGCGGCTGGACCAGGGCTCCCGTGTCAGGATTGGTGATCTTGATGTCGTAGTAGCGCATCCTACGGCGAGACCTCGAACTGCCTCGTGGGATCGCGGTAGACCAGGGTGCTCGTCTGGAAGTAGCCACCCGCCAGGTCGAGGTCCCAGCTCAGGGTGCCCAGCGCCGCGGAGGGGCCGGGGTCTCCGGCCAGCGGGTAGGAGAGGGTGCTGGGCCCCGTGATCAGGCAGGGGAACGTCCCGTTGTAGGCGGCGGGGGAGCAGTCCCGGACCGTCAGCTCGATAGTCTGGCCCACCGCGTAGCCGTGCGGCTGGGCGGTCACCACGCTGGCCGCCCCGGTGGCCCACGAGAGCCCCTGGATGGCCACGCCGGCCGGCGAGCCTACCAGGGAGCGGTAGAACACCATGGTCCCGTTGAGTGCGAACAGGGCCAGGTACCATCGCTGCCCGAACAGGAGGTAGGGCACTATCGCGGTGTAGGTGTTCCCGTCCAGGGTCGGCTGGAACTGGAAGTTGCTCTGTGCCGGGGGCTCGAAGTTGAAGTAGGTGGTCATGGGGCGGGCAGTGGGGAAACGGAGAACTGGCCCGGCGCGATGGCCGCGGCGTAGCCCGGGATGGCGGTGGTGCCGGCCGCCGCGGAGTTAGTCAGCGCGGGGGACAGGACCGTGCCGGCCAGGCCGGTGGTGGTGCCGCCCGCGGCCCCGATGCCGGACCAGGCCGGCGTCTGTCCGGGGAGCTGGAGGCTGCCGCTGATCTGGCTCATGAGGGAGCTCTGCGCGGCCTGGATGTCGCTCAAAGTGATCAGGGGCTGCTCGAAGTCGAAGGTCCAGGCATTCTGGGGCTGCCTGCTCCCACCCCCAGAGGTGTCCCTCAGCGCCCTCAGCACGCAGCTGGTGTAGACGTAGGAGGGCGTCATGACGATGTAGGTGCCGCCGCTCTGGTTGTGCAGGGAGAGCGCGGCCTGCAGGGCCTGGAAGACCGCCAGCTTGAGGAAGTAGCCGAGCGGCCCCTTGGCCGGCGTCGTCATCCTCATGGAGACCACCAGCGGCTGCTGGATGACTGCGTTAGCCGCGATGCCCTGGTTCCCGAAGGGGTAGCGCGCCAGGTCCTGGTTGATCAGCGTGGCCCCGGGCAGGGGGTCGAAGTTGGCGAAGAAGCCGTCCAGGTCCAGCGAGTCCGAGCCGCCCGACAGCAGGCCGAGCGGGAAGTTCAGCGCCTCCGTGATGGCGATGAGGGGTAGCATCTGACCCGGCATGACCTTGGCCAGGCCGCCGGTCAGGATGATCGGGGACAGCTGGAAGGCGAGCTTCCAGACCGCGAGACCGGCGCTGATGCTCACTGCAGGATACTCGGGCCGGGGGTGCCCACGCCGCTGACCCCGCCCGCGTTGGCGATGCTGGTCACGGCGCTGCCGCCAGTGTTGTTGTTGATAGTGACCTCCACTCCGGAGTTACGGAGGTAGTTGGCGGTCTCTCGGTAGGGATGGTCGCCGCTGCGGTTTGTCCAGTTGTCCAGCCCCGCGAGGCCGCCGCGACGATAGATGTCTACGGCCGCCGGACCGCCATTGTAGTCGGCGAGGATCTCGGCCTTATTGCCGTGGTACTTCTGATCCAGTTGAGAAAGGAGCTTCTGGGCCATCTCCTTGTTCTTGACCGGGTCGTAGCGGTCGTCTGGATCGTAGCCCAGGCCGCGGGCCGTCTCCGGCATGATCTGATAGACGCCCACCGCGCCGGCTGGAGACATGCGGCCGTCCGGCGTGCCCTCTAGGCGACGCACCAGGTCCAGCATGTCGGAGCCGGCGGCCGAACCGGACATGGTGCTGCCGGCCGGGGGCGTGTCCACGATGGGGGTGCCGTCGGGGAGGTACTTGACGCCCCCGTTGGAGGGGCTCAGCGGGTTGGTCTTGCCCCCCTTGCCGAACGACGACGAGGTGGAGTTGTGGTCATTCTTCATGGAGCCGTGGGTGGCGTCGGCGATGGCCGCGTTCTTGCGCTTCTCCTCCTCGCTCTCGGGCAGTAGCCCCAGCCAGCGCGCCCAGCTGACCATCTTCTTGGCCGCGTAGGAGATGCCGTCGGCCAGGTCCTTGATGTCCTGCTTGAAGGCCGGCTTGTTGACGTACTGCCCGAACTCGTGGAGCCCCTCGGCGACCCAGTGGACGCCGTCCTTGAAGCCCTGGCCCCCGATCAGCTGCTTGACCGCGTCGCTGAGGCCGTCGGCGAGCTGCTTCAGCTCTGGGGCCAGCGGCGAGAGGGCCTCTATGAAGGTGGACTTGATCTTGATGCCGGCCCCCTCCAGGGCCATGTCGAACTCCTGCATGTCCTTGAGGGCCTTGTCGCTCACGCCGAAGTCGGCCATGCGCTTCTTGTAGCCCTCGGCGTCCAGGTCCGCGTCCGAGGCGGTGCTCAGCCGCCGCATGGTCTCGATGTCCACGCCGAGCGCGCCCAGGCCCCGGCCCTGGATGACCCGTCCCCAGGTCTTGGGGTCGCTGGACTGCGCCAGTGCTCGGACCCGCTTGAGGACTTCTACGGACTCCTCGGCGGTGTCTCCGTGCTGCCCCGGGACCATCCCCAGGGCGTACATGGCCCGGGCCTCCTGCGAGCCCAGGTCGCCCTGGGCAGAGGAGACTCCTCGCACTATCCCGCTGGTGTCTGCGAAGCGTCCGTAGGTGAGGTCAAAGGCCCGCTTGGCCCCGTAGGACAGACCCAGGCCCGTGGCCTCTCGGCGCCCCGCGCCGGCCCCGGCCGCCAGTCTCTCGAAGCCCCAGACCGACCCGCCCAGCGCCAGTCCGGAGGTCAGGCTGAAGATGCCCGTCCACTTCTCCAGGGAGCGCGTGGCGGCGACGATGTTCCCCGCGATCGTCTTGGAGCTGCGGGCCATCGAGTCCCAGTAGAGGGCCGCCTTGCTGGAGTGCTGCTCGACCTTCTTGTTCTCGTTGGCGATGTCCCTCGCCATGTGCTGCTGGGCGAGCATCAGCGCAGCCATGGCCTTGAAGCCCTTGGCCATCGCCTCGTTCTCCTTGGCGACGTCGGCCCACATCTCGGGCTGCTTGGACAGCACCTCGTTGTAGCGGTCGAACTCCTTGGTGAACTCCTGGAGGTTCGACTGAACATCGAGCGAGACGATCTTCTTTACGACGGGCATGGGGACCTACCCTGTCAGGGTCCGCCGGAGGTTCTCCACGGAGCGTATCAGCTCTATGGTCGTCCGCTGGCGGAAGAGGTGGGGACTGGGGTAGGCCCAGTCCCTGAACTGACCGAAGTACTGCTCCCAGCCCGGCCCGGCGGCCCAGGCTAGACTAGCACTGACGACAGTGGGGTGTCCGAGCTCTCTTTCGTAGTCTCGGCCGGCGTCGACGTCGGCAAGGAAGCTGCGAATTCCGTAGCAGTCGATGACACGATTTGCGCGCTGTAGACGCGCATCATCGGGAATACGTACTGCTTCTGCTCCTTCCTGGTCTGCAACCACGAGACCGCAGTAAAAAAAGCGGCGTTGCTCATCACCTCCTTGTACTCCTCGGGGGTGATGACCTCCTGGCGCAGGGCCTCGGCGACGGGCATGGGCTGCCAGCCCCTCTGCGGGTCGAGGGCTATGATGGAGGTCAGGCGCTCGATCTCGTTGATCAGGCCCTTCTGGACCTCCTCCAGGGTGCCCTCGCGCTGGGCCAGCTGGCGGATTATCAGCAGCGCCACGCGGCCGGCCATGCCGACCCCGAAGTTCTTGCCGTAGACGGTGGTGATGACCTCCGCCAGGAGGAGGGCGTACCTCTCGTACGTCTCCTCCAGAATCGGGACCGAGTGCGCGTACAGCTTCCGCATGACGGGCTCCATCACTGGGCGCCCGTTTTCGAGGACGGGCTTGCCGTCCTCGAGCCTCGGCCTGACCTGGTCGGTCTCCTGCTCGATCTCGAGCACCAGGTTCATCTTCTTGTTGATCTTCGCTGCCATGCTTCTTCTCCTGCTACTACTGTAGTCCTACCCCTGGTCGTTCCGGCTACCCCGCGTTGAAGAGTGCCGAGTTGATCAGGTAGTAGCCGCCGATGGTGACCACGAACCCGGCGTCCTCGCCCGCGAACGAGAGCTCGCGGATGTTGCGGATGGCACAGTTGTTCACCGGGTAGATGGGCACGCCGCCCGAGGCCTGGGAGACGTCGGGGTAGACCTGGCCGTTGCCCAGGAACGTGTTGGTCTGGCGCTGCTTCTCGTACAGCGCCGCCAGGTTCTGCGTCTTGAGCAGGGCCATCGTGATTAGGATGGGCTGGTAGGGCTCGGGCGACTGGACCTGGCCGGTCATCGTGTTGATGAACGTGGTGGCCTCTCCGTCGAACGAGATGGAGATGCCGGCCTTGCCCAGGTATGGCGCGGTCACGTTGAGCTCCGGGTGGTCGGTCCAGTATACGGAGCCGAGTACCCGGTTCAGGTTGCCCTGTGGGACGAGAGGATTGCCGGGCATGGGTTAGCCTCCCTGGACCACGAACTGGTTGACGTTGAGGTTGACGATGATCTTGTCGAACCCGCGCAGCGGCGTCATGACGACCGAGAGGCCGCCGTAGAGGCCGGTCTTGTAGTTGCTCGGGTTGAGCGTGAGGTAGGAGATGAACGGCTGGGCGTTGACCACCGCCTGACCGTCGTAGACCCCTGCCTCCAGGTTGGCCAGGAACTGCGTCTGCGGCAGCCCGACCTGGTTGGGCGAGCCCAGGATGAGGCCGTAGGAGATGCCGTTGGCCAGCGTCCGCGCCGCCACGCCCGCCAGGCGGTTGATGCCGTCCTGGTTGTAGTAGAGCGGGTTGACCGGGTTGTTGCTGCCGTTGATCACGGCGTTGGCCAGGTCGAGGTTGAGGTTGATGGCCGCCCAGTCGATGGAGTACCAGAAGTTGAACGGGTTGCCGTCCAGGTTGTTGCCGCCGAAGAGGATGTCGAAGGAAACGCCCCCCTGGCTCCCGGTCCCCGCGTAGCTCCAGTTGGCCGTCGTGATGGCAGAGATGGTCGGTCCCATGCCGCGGGTCTGGAACGGCGTCACGCCGCTGAGCTCGCTGTACTCCAGCGGGGTCACCTTGTTGGTGCTGGAGGGCGCGTAGTTGAGCGTGGTGTAGAATACCGAGGCCAGGGAGTACTCCGTGGCCGGCACGCCCGCGCTGGCGTACAGGCTGGCCACCAGCGTGCCCTCTACCGAGATGGCCCCCGGGTCCGCCGCCACGTTGGCGATCAGCGTCATCCCGGTGGTGCCGGGCTGCGCGATGAACTGGCCGTTGTAGCCCGCGGGCGTGCAGCCCGTGACCGTGAACAGCTGCCCCGGGGCCACGCCGTGGTTCGTGGTGGTGGTCAGGGTGATCTGGCCGCCCGAGTAGGAGGCGTTGGTGAGGGTGTTCTGGCCCCAGGTGCCCGTCAGCGGGTTCTCGATCATCCCGAAGACGCACTTCATCGCCGAGTTGTACCTCTTGTAGTTCTGGAGGTTCGACGTGACGAAGAAGTAGGTCTTGGCGGTGTTGCTCTCGAACCCAGCCAGGAAGGCCAGGAAGGAGGGCACGCCGTCCCAGTCGCGCGGGACCAGGTAGGAGTAGAAGAACTGGTCGGAGTTGGCGATGAACGAGGCCAGCGCCGTCACGCCGGCCGCCGGCTCCCCCGCGCCGAGCTCCAGCACGTAGACCGGGTTCTGGGAGCCCTGGGCGAAGTAGCTGCCCACCATCGCCTGGAGGTCGCCCACGCCGCGGGCGGTGTAGGTGCCCGGGGTGGTGGCCGGGGAGGTCCCCGGGTTGGTCGACAGGTAGTAGGTGAAGGTGCTCGCCCCGGTGGAGATGGCGTTGACCGTGCCGTTGTAGGTGGTGGGGACGGCCCCGGCCACCGTGGTCACGAACGCCTCTCCCACCGCCACGCCGTGGGCGGCAGTGGCGGTGGCGGTGACCTGCCCGCCGTAGGCCGAGGACCAGGTCAGGGAGGTCAGGGTCAGCGGGGCGGGCAGCAGCGGCGTGAGGTCGCCCGCCTGCGTCAGGAGCGCGTCGTTCTGCGCCCCCAGGACGGTGCCCCCCTGGCTGAGGAGCGCCCCCGTCTTCTGCAGCGTGCTCGGCGTCGGGGGCGTCGAGATGCTGACGTTGACTACTACGATGGGGTTCGCCATAGAGGCTACCTCCTAGCTGGGGTGGAGGGGGCCTTCTTACTTGGTGAAGAAGGACACGCTGCCGGTGGTCAGGCCCGTGGTGACCACGCAGAGGCCGACCTGAAAGCCGACCGGGGCCGGCGGCACGAACTCGAAGGTGTTGGCGAGGTCGATCGGGCCGGCCAGCAGCGTGCCGGTGTTGTCGAGGCCGTCGTACACGGACATCGTGGCCCCGGACTGGCCCTTGTTGCAGGTCACCGAGGAGACCACGCCCGGGCCGCTCTTGACCAGGGTGGTGGTCGCGGTGTTGATGCAGGTCGACTTGACGGCCGGGGCGGTGACGATGGCGGCGTTGGCGTTCTGGGTCATGATCGGTTTCTCCTAGACTGACAGTTGTTGAACGTAGATTTCGTCGCCCTGCACCAGGCACTCTTCGATGACCTGGCGGGCGACGTTGCGGATGCTCTGCTGGTTGTAGCTGACCTGGAAGGTGATCCGCTTCTTCATGGCCAGGGTGAGCAGCTCGCTCTGGGCGGCCTTGACGTCGCGGACGGTCGGCGTGTTCATCAGGCCGAGCAGGCCCGTGTCCGTGCCGTAGGCTATGGCGGCGTCCTGGAAGGTCAGCGCCGCGTCGTTGGAGGCCCCGAAGAGCGTCACCCGGACGGTGTCCCGGGCCAGCTGGTAGTGCGATGCGGTCGGGCCCAGCGTGGGGACCGCCTGGATGACCTCCGTGTCCTCCTCGCCGATGTGGACCGCGCCGTAGGGAGGCGGCAGGTTCTGCGGCACCGCGAAGGAGGGGTACAGCGGGATGACCGGGAAGGGCAGCAGCACCGGGTAGGGCGGGGCGTAGGCGTTGATGGCCAGCCAGGCGGGCAGCGAGTTGGAGACCACCACCTGCCGCCCGTTGAAGTCCGCCGGGCTGTCTATCAGCTGGCTCTCCATCGTGGAGTAGACCGCGTCGCCCACGTAGTGCCAGAGCCCGGCCTGGCGGTAGAAGTTGGAGCGCGAAGAGAACGCGAAGCGGATGCGGTCGATCGTCGCGATGAAGAGGGTGTTGGGGCCCACTCGGTTGAGGCCCTGAACCTCCTGCTCAGAGGTGAAGGTCACGCGGTTGACCGCGTAGTTGGCCTCCTCGGTCTGGCTCATCCCGGTGGCGTAGTGCAGGGAGCCTCGGGCCTCCAGCGTGTTGTCCTCCACGCCCGCGGCGGCCGCGCCGTTGAAGGGGGCCGTGTTGAACGCCGCGGTGTTGAACGCCGCCCCCCGGACCAGCGCCGCGGGGGTCAGGAGGGGGGCGGCCACCCAGAACACGAAGCCGTCCACCGGCAGCACGAGTCGGTTGTACTGCTGGAAGACGACCGACTGGTTGGAGCTGATCGCCCTCTCGCCCTGGCGCAGGTCCGCGGCCAGGGGCGAGGCGGAGCCGATGGCCTCGTCGAGAGTGGGCAACGCCTACTCCTCCTTCTCGGCTTCCTCCTCGGCCGGCCGCGGGGGCCACACCGCCGGCCGCGGGCCCCGGTAGACCCAGCCGTGCGCGGCCAGGTACTCGGGGGAGAAGCCCAGGCGGTTGCCGGTGCCCAGGACGGGCAGCCAGCAGGAATTGGGGCCGGACCACTGCATGGCCACTCCGTGGCCGCCGTGGGGCGGGGTCAGCACGTGCCAGCTGCCGTCCGCCACGGGGGCGGGGGGCGTGGCGCGGGCCGGCGCGTGGGCGCAGCGGGCGGGCAGCGCGGGGCGCCCCACGTGGACGTAGCCGCGGCCGTGGCTGAAGACGTGGCAGCAGGGGTCCTGGTGGGCCTGCTCTCTGTTGACGTTGGTCATTGCTCTATCCAGACCTTGACCGAGGCCTGGTAGAGCCCCGTGTCTATGAAGGAGGGACGGCGCGGGTTGGAGCCCGCGTAGGGGTGGGCCAGCCGGTGGTTGACGCCGGCCAGCGCGGCCTGGGTCGGGACCGCCAGCGTGGGGCCCTTGAGGCTGGCCTGGTACTCGGCCTCTCTCGAGGAGAGGTAGTGCTTGAACCAGGCCTCTATCTCGGAGCAGGCCGGGGCGAATATCTCGGGGTTGGCCGGGCGGTTGTTGAGGACGTTGTCCAGGTCTCCCAGGACCGCCTCCACCAGGCTCTCCTCTATGCGGTCGCGGTAGGCCTCGAAGAAGGTCTCCATGACCGCGTAGTGGTCCTCCAGGTACTCCGCCACCTCTCCGGTGGTGATGCTCAGGGTGACCTTGCGGCGCTTCTTGAAGGGCTTGCCCTTCTTGGTCAGGTGCTCCTGCTCGTAGGCGTAGGGGACGTCGATGACCCCTATGTTGAGGGTCGTCACCCCCAGCAGCCGCGCGACAATCCCACGATGCCCGGCCCGTAGGACTGCGCGATGCCGAGGTACTGCCGGCCCCAGGGGGTCTGGAGGTTGGCCAGCTGGCTCACCGTGAGCTTCTTCGCCCAGTCGGGCACGTCGTAGCTGGCGGAGGTGCTCTCGTCGCTGGCCGAGGTGATGGCCCCGCTGACGAAGCCGTTGAGGTTGAACTGCTTGCGCGTCCAGGCCCAGTAGGCCATGGGCGGCTTGGAGCCCCTCACGGCCGGGGCGTCCGGGGCGTCCTGGGCGAAGTTGACCAGGCGGTCTCCCGCCAGGTTGTACACCGCCAGCGCGTAGGGCGACAGGGAGTCCGGCGTGCCCAGCGGGGGGACGGGTCCCCCCACGCTCCTGAGCGAGGGGTTGACGAACATCAGCGCCACGTTGTAGGACATCCCGATGACGGGGCTGTCGTCTGGGAGGACCGCTGGGGACACCCCCATGACCTTTCGGATGAACGGGTCTAGGTAGTAGGAGAGGTTGGGCTGACTCAAGGCCTGACCACCTGGATGGTCGCGCCCTGGCTGTTCTCCACGAACGCGATGTGGAAGTCGGCG